CTGGCGCAGTTGGGGCCGTCACGTTCGTCTACGATGCAAATGTATACCCAGTTGGGGTTTATGCCGACGGTCAGGTTGGCAACGTCGTAGTTGCTTTTGATATCACCGTCCCCGTGACCGGCGTTCAGGCCGATGGTCAAGTCGGGGACGTAAACATCCTTCTTCCGACCTACGCCTTTGTCACGGGCGTCTCCGCCACAGGCGATGTCGGGTCTGTCAGTGTCTTCTCAGACACGGAGGTGTATGTTGCAGGAGTGTCCGCGACAGGGTATGTTGGGGTCGTTCTGGTTTGGGGGCAAGTTGTCCCTGACCAAGACCCGAACTGGACGCCCGTAACGCCCTCGCAGTCGCCCGGATGGTCGCAGGAGGTTCCGTCGCAGGCTCCGGTTTGGACTCAGGTATCCCCTGCTCAGTCGCCCGATTGGACGCCTATTAACCCATCCCAAAATCCCGGATGGGACCAGATAGCCGCTTAGGAGATACGTGATGGCTAGCACCTATTCCACAAACCTTGGTATCGAGCTGATCGGCACGGGCGATCAGTCTGGTACGTGGGGTGCGACAACGAACACGAACCTTGGAACGCTTCTGGAGCAGGCCATCGTCGGCTATTCCACGCAGGCTGTCACGGACGGTGCTTCGCCTACGGTTCTCTCCATCACAAACGGCACTTCCTCCACGGGCCGCAACTACGTTATCGCCCTGACGGGAGCCCTGACCGCCGCTCGAACCGTTGAGGTTCCTGCGGTCAACAAACCCTACATCTTCTTCAACAGCACCACGGGCGGGTTTGCCGTCACCGTGAAGGTTTCTGGTCAGACGGGCGTGACCATCGCCAACGGCAAGAAGGCCATCGTCTACACCAACACCACCGATGTCATCGAGGTCGCGAACGCTCCTGTCACGGAAGCTAGTACGCAGACCCTGACGAACAAGACGTTTTCTGGCGCTACGCTTTTCCCCGGTAGTGGTACATGGGACTCCAGCGGCAACGTGGGAGTTGGCACAACTTCGCCGGGGTACAAGCTTGATGTTGGCGGCGGAACTAGCGTCCAAGTTGCGCGTGTGAACGGCGCTTCAAGTGGGACTGGCGCTGGCTCTGCTTTGTTTCTTGCTCAAGGCGGCACGACCAATGTCGCGCTTGGAAACTACAGTGCGATCATCGGCGGGGCGTATAATGCTGATACGCTGCTTTATACTGGCAGTGGGCTGAACACCCGTTTTAATAACGGGTCTAGCGAATTTATGCGCATCGACTCCTCCGGCTTGGTTGGGATTGCGACAGCAGGCGCGACAGCTTATGGATACTTGACTGTTGGACAATCGGGTCAGCCAGCGGGCGGTGAGCCTTCAAGCAGGCCAAACATAGAGATTTGGCAAGGTAGCCCCTCTATTAATGATGCGGGCGGAATTGACCTAAGAGGTTCGTCTTCTGGTTCTGGTTACGGTTGGAGGATGAGCGCAATCGACTCAGCCGGGGTGCATTTTGTTATTGGGAACAGAAGCACGACGCTCAGAAGTCCGCGAAGGGCCTCAAGGGTGGCGGCATGGCCGTCAAGGGCAAGGGCCTCGCGCTTAAAGGTGGCGGCATGGCCGTCAAGGGTAAGGGCGTGGCCCTCAAGGGCGGCGGCATGGCCACTCGTGGTATGGGCGCGGCCTACAAAAAGGGCGGCAAGGTTTGCTGAGGTAGGGCAACATGACAACTTCAGGCACCAAGACGTTCGAACTTGATGTAGCCGACTACATCGAAGAGGCCTTCGAGCGTTGCGGCATCGAGGTGCGGACTGGTTATGACCAACGCACTGCGCGCCGCAGCCTGAACCTGTTGCTCGCCGAGTGGGCCAACCGTGGCTTGAACCAGTGGACCATCAAGGAAGAGATCATCCCCGTCGATTCCAACAGCGAGACCTATACGATGTCCCCTTCGGACATCGACATCATCTCTGCTGTCGTACGGTTCACCAACAACGTCGGCACCCAAAGTCAGGTTGATCTGACGCTCGACCGCGTCAGCCGCGAGTACTACCTGAACATCCCCAACAAGCTGACGCCGGGTCGCCCCGTCCAGTACTTCGTGGATCGCCAGATCACCCCCATCCTCTACCTCTGGCCGAAGCCTAACACCGAGTACTACATCGTCACCAACAAGCTTGTCCGCATGGATGACGCTGCCGCTGGTGCCAACACCCTCCAGCTCCCCTTCAGGTTCTACCCATGCCTCGCGGCGGGTCTGGCCTATTACCTGTCCCTCAAGAAAGCCCCTGAGCGTACGCAGATGCTTCGCGCTGCCTACGAGGAGGAGTTTGAGCGGGCGGCGGGCGAGGACCGGGATAGGGCGGGCTTGAGGCTGACCCCCGTTCAAAACTTCTACCGAGTGGTGTAAGATGACGGGGTACGCCACCGGTTTCATGTCGTGGGCTATTTGTGACCGGTGCGGGTTCCGGTACAAATACACGCAACTGAAGAAGGAGTGGCAGGGTCTCCGGTCATGCAACGAGTGCTGGTCTATGAAGCACCCGCAGCTTGACCCCATCTATCCGCCGACGGAGCCGCAGGCCTTGTTGAACCCTCGCCCAGATCGCTTCGAGCCAATGGATGTTCCCGTTGGGCAGGAGATCTTTCCGTTCATTCAGAACACCTCGACCCAAGTCATCGGCATCGTTGGCATGGTCTCTATCACCGTGGAGGACCCCTAATGGGCTGGACCTACGCAACGCTGGTGCAGGCCGTCAAGGACTACACCGAATACGATGAGACGACCTTCAACGACAACATCGACACGTTCATCCAGAACTGTGAGGAGCGTCTTCTCTACGCCGTCAATCTACAGGTGTTCCGCAAGAACTCCATTGGGAACTGCACGGCAGGAAACAAGTATCTGACGGTCCCGACGGACTACCTATCGTCTTTCAGCCTTTCAGTTACGGCGAATGGGTCCACCGTGTTCCTGCTCGACAAGGACGTCGAGTACCTTCAGGAGTACAATCCGACGGGCGCAACAGGTGTTCCGAAGTACTACGGCTTCTTCGATGTCAGCACCTTCATCCTTGCTCCCGTCCCGGCGCAGGCCTATTCCACGGAGCTGCACTACTACTACAAGCCCGAGTCCATCGTGACGGCGGGGACCAGTTGGCTAGGGACTAACGCCGAGCAGGCCATGCTCTATGGGACGCTTGTCGAGGCCTATACCTACATGAAGGGTGAGGCCGAGCTTCTCCAGCTCTACAACAATCGTTTCCTTGAGTCCCTCAACCGTCTGAAGAACTTTGGCGAAGGCAGAGAGAACACCGACGCTTACCGCGACGGGCTCGTTACAGTGAAGGCTAACTGATGTTTGTAGAAGCAGCACAGGCGGGAACTTTCAAGGTCGAGGTTGAAACCTCCAACAACGGTGGGCATTCCCCTGAGTTCTGGGCGCGCCGCGCTGCGGACCGGATTGTTCAGGTCGCGGACACCGCCCACCCCGCCATTCGGGAGCAGGCGCAGGCCTACAAGGCCGCAATTGAAGTCGTTGTGCTTGAGCATATAAACCGTGCTATAAAGTGCGACAGATCGACGGTCAGTTATCTGGTGTCAGAGGCTGGTCATCCTCAACTGGCTGAACATCTCAGGAGGCTGTAATGGCTTTTACCGGAAACTTCATGTGTACCTCGTTCAAGCTCCAGCTTCTGACGGGGACTCACGCTTTCACGACGACCGTCATTCGTGCGGCCACGACAGCGGACACGTTTAAGATCGCGCTGTACACCTCGTCCGCAACGCTGGATGCCTCCACGACGGTTTACTCCACGACCAACGAGATTACGAATACGGCGGGCACGGCTTACGTGGCGGGCGGCAACACGTTGACAAGCGCGACGACCACCTCCAGTGGGACGACTGCCTATGTTGATTTTGCCGACTCCTCTTGGGCTGCGGCGTCCTTTACTGCCCGTGGTGCGTTGATCTACAACTCGACGCAGGGCAACAAGTCAGTCGTGGTTCTCGACTTCGGATCGGACAAGACCGCTTCGGCGGGCACGTTCACCATTGTCTTCCCGACTAACGACGCCAGCAACGCAATCATCCGCATAGCGTGATGCTTAGATGGCCGACGCAATTGTAGCTTTTGAAGGGTGGAACAGATCCCAAGGATGGGGTCTGGGCGCATTCGGCACGGGCTCAATTGACGTAGGGGTCGCCACGGGCTCCGTTGGCTCCCTCACCGTCACTGCTGACGCCAACGTCAGCCCGACTGGCGTATCTGCCACGGGCTCCGTTGGCTCCCTCACCGTCACTGCTGACGCCAACGTCAGCCCGACTGGCGTATCTGCCACGGGCGCAGTTGGAACGGCTACCGTCACTGCTGACGCCAATGTAGATGCGACTGGCGTATCCGCCACGGGCGCAGTTGGGACCGTCACCCTTGTCTATGACGCCAACGTCAGTCCGACTGGCGTATCCGCTACCGGCTCTGTTGGCACCGCAGATGTGGCTGCTGACGCCAACGTCAGTCCGACTGGCGTATCCGCTACCGGCTCTGTTGGCACCGCCACGGTCGTCGCTGACGCCAACATCGATCTGGCGGGAGTTGCGGCCACTGGTTCTGTTGGCACCGCCACGGTCGTCGCTGACGCCAACGTCAGTTTGACAGGTGTTGGGGCTTCTGGACAAGTTGGCGACGTTTCAGTTCAGTTCCCCATCGATGTTTTTGTTGATGGGGTGGCCGCAACAGGCGCTGTCGGATCGGTATCTACCACGGTCGATATCTACGCTGATGTTGCAGGAGTCGCGGCGACGGGGTATGTTGGGCAAGTTCTGGTCTGGGGTCAAATTGTCCCCAACCAAAACCCAAACTGGACACAGGTATCCCCTGCTCAGTCGCCCGATTGGACGCCTATTAACCCATCCCAAGACCCCGGGTGGAACCAGATAGCCGCTTAGGAGATACGTGATGCCCAGCAACTATTCGACAAACCTCGGTATCGAACTGATCGTCACGGGCGAGCAGTCTGGTACGTGGGGTGCGACGACCAATACAAACCTTGGAAGCCTGATTGAGCAGGCTATCGTCGGGTATTCTACGCAAGTTGTCGCCGATAGCGCGACCCCGACCGCTCTCGCCATTTCCAACGGAGCCCTGTCTACAGGCCGCAATTATGTGATCGAACTCACGGGATCCCTTACGGTTGCCCGCACCGTCACTGTTCCGGCAGTCAACAAGCCCTACGTGTTTTACAACAACACGAGCGGGGGTTTTGACGTGACCGTAAAGGTCTCCGGTCAGACGGGAGTGACCATTAAGAATGGCAAGAAAGCTATCGTCTATACAAACACCACCGACGTCATTGAGGTCGCGAACGCTCCTGTCACGGAAGCTGGTACGCAGACGCTGACGAACAAGACGCGGACAAATCCAACCCTTACTACCGGCTACGAGCTGAACATCAACACT